GGGTTTAAACCCCTCCTTTATTTTTCACGATTCAGCAGATTCTTTTTTATACTTAGATTCAGAATGCCCTTTTGCTTCATTGAGTTCTTCATAGAATGCCATATATGTTGCAGTGAGAATATCTTCATATGATACATGCTGCCTATTGACAAGATTGTGAATGAGTTGACGTATCTCATTTTTGAGCCTATTATGTTTATCATTGTCCGCATCAATATGTAGTGCAAGATCATACAAAGATTGCATGGCTACACCGAAGCGTGCTTCAACTGGAATATCATTCATAATTACAACATCCTTTCCGATTGTAAAAAGTTATAACCCTCGTTGCTGACGACCTATATTTTAATAACACGCCCTAGAAGTTAGGAGTTGAAAATAGATGAAGATATCATTATTGGATCAGCCAAAATTGATTGCGGTAAATAAACTAAAAGAAGTTACGTCAGGAAAACTGATGTTAACCAAAATGCAATTCGATCCCAATGGATTGATGTCCAATGATATTTTTGGAATCTCTAAAGGAGATCGGAAAACAACATTTGCATACATCAATCTGAATATGCGATTCATTCACCCTCATATCTACAGTAACATACTTTCGCGTATGTTTACCGAAATCAAATACATCATTCCAGGCGTACGAAGATATGTCATTATTGATGGGAAGCTAAAAGAATCAGATGATGGGTGGACGGGTCTCAAGGAATTGTATAACCACTGGGACGAGATCAATTGGAGTAAACGTTCTTCGACAAATCAGACATCCATTAATATTCTGAAAAAAACTCCGAAAGATATGATCTTTATTGATCGATTTGTTGTATGCCCGCCAGCGTACCGCGATATCATTCTATCCGGCACACAGGATAATACTGATTACGTTTCTGAATTGAATACGATGTATCAGCAATTGATTCGCTTAACCTCTGAAATACCACAAGGAGGTATATTCGCATCATTGCAGTATTCACGTCAATACAAAATTCAGAATACCATTGTGAATATTTATAAATATTTCATTGGACAAATGACACAGAAGACGGGTCTGATCAAACAGTATCTTATTGGTAAGCGAACGGACTATGGTGTTCGATCCGTTATTACATCTGCGCAATATAATACGGAACGAGCAGAAGATATGACGGTTGATTTTGAACATTCCGCATTACCATTATCACAGGCATGTTCTCTCTTCTATCCATTTATTGAAGCATGGTTACACCATTTCTTCACACGCGAAATTATTAACTTTCCGGAACGTATCATGTTTATCGATGACGATGGAAATGTTGTTCGCGGTACATTAAAAGATCCGGAAACACAATTCACGGATAAAAAGATTAAGAAGATTATCAACAATTATATCTTTAATCCGGATGGACGATTTGATCCAATCACCATTCAGTGTTATTTTGCGGATAATCCAGATAAAGTAGTTTCGCGCCATATCAAACTTGTTGGAAAATTCTCTAATACGACACGTTCGGATAAAGCTCCAATGACCGTAACGGAACTATTATATTTGGCAGCCGTCGATGTTGCAGAGAAACGACATTTAATGATTTCTCGATATCCGGTTGGAACTGATAAAAACATCATTTTCACGAAATGTCGCGTTGTAACAACAACAGAATCGACAAAGGCTGAATATAATGGGAAAGTATATGCCCATTGGCCAATTATTGATACAAATAGTTCGAAAAACGTTGGGTCTCGGTTTATTGACTCATTGTCATTCCATAATACACACTTAAAGGGGATGGGCGGCGATTATGACGGCGACCAAGTTTCCGTTCGTGGTATTTGGAGCAACGAGGCAAATGCCGAAGCAGATCAATTGATGAATGCAAAGGTTGGAGCTCTCATTATCAATGGCTCAAATCTTAAAGTGACATCATTTGAAGTAATCGATGCATCTTATCAGTTGACCAGAGATGGTAAAAATCCAAAACAAGTTTCTGCAGTAGATGTAGAGAATCTTCTTAAAGTGGATCCGATGAATATTACAAAATCAATGCTTGTTTCTATTTTTGCAAATCGGGTAAATAATAGCCAGCATCGTTCTACACAAATTATCCGACCACGATACAATGCATGGGATCGAATGACTGTCCCTAAGGACTATTTCTATCAAGGGCAGCCAGAAATTGCAACGACCATTGGGCGATTTATTTATAACAAATATATTTTTGCAAACGATGGTATTGTTCAAAATATGGGATACATCAATGAAGCGATCGATAAAAATAAACACGAAATGTACATTGACAAATTGGGAAATCTCTTATTGAATGATATCATTGACAAGAAGAAATTTGTACACATCACAGATCGATGGAACTGGCTGCTTTATACGCTATCTGGAATGTTAAATATTTCCTCTACATTGAAAACAATGAAACCATTGGCTGCGGTCCAAAAACGAAAGAAGGAACTCTACAAGCAATATGAGAAAGAGATTGCTGCCGGTGATGTCGTTACCATGTCAAAAATTGAGAATGAGTTGCTTGCGCTTGCAAAAGAAGAATTGAAGGATGATCCAGGATTTCAATCGTATCTATCTGGAAATATCAATTTTGCAAACAACTATAAGAGCAATAATATCCTCAAAGGTCCTGTTTATAATGAAGAAACTGGAAAGTTTGATTTCATTAAAACATCATTCAGTGATGGGCATGATATCAAGGATATTGCAATTCATTCCAATGGTATTCTGGCATCTCAATATCCAGCATCTATTGCATTACGAGAAGCCGGTTATACTGCAAAGAAATTGATTGCACTTCTGCAGATGAGTAGCATCAACCAAGAGGTGGAGGATTGTCATACACATAAGCTAGTTCCGATTGTTGTTACGAAGTTTAATCGGAAAGATATGATGTGGACATATATTGTTGAGAATGATAAACTTGTACTACTTACGCCCAAGACAATTGATGCTTATATTGGGAAATTGGTTCACATGCGAAGCCCTCTCACATGTACCTGCAAAAAAGGAATTTGTAAAGTATGTGCTGGTGAACTGTTCCCAAAACTTGGTATTACGAATATTGGATCATTTGCTGTTCAGGCTTCCGATATTATTCTAAACCAGTTCCTGAAATTGAAGCACGATGTATCTGTGAAATTATATCAAATCGATCCGAATACTTGCTTCTCTGATATCTGAATAAATAAAGGAGGGGATGATCCCCTCCTTTATTTTTAACTCAATACAACACCAAAGATTTCAAGTTCAATGTGAGAGATATCATTTGCATCCATGGGAACAACTCCATAGTCTTCAAATGATTTATCATTTACAATTTCAACACCATTTAGTGTCGGTTTATCGGTCAAATCATGGTATGACGATGTCATTTGGATCACCTTCATTTGTAGAATCAGGAGTATCGACCTTCATATCATATGGATTTGCACCCTTCTTTTCATTCGGAGAAGGAGTGCTTGTACCATTTGATCGTGCATTATATTCATCAATCGTTGTATTGATGATATTATATGCCTTACGCTTTACTTCATTCGGACTATTGAGAAGTTGCTGGAGGAGTGCATTCACACCGTCACGATCTTCCTGAATGCGCTTACGAAGTGGAGCAGGGAGCTTTGGATCTGCGAGCTCCTTATCATACTCCATTAGAAGGGACTTGATACGATGGATGATGGTTGCATGTTCCTCATTCATATCTGCCATAGCAGCCATACATGCAAGAATCTCATTCTGACGAAGGTTTTCCAGATACGAGAACGACCATCCTTCAACCGCATCCATATCATCACCAATCTTAACAAGGCCGGAAATAAGATCTTTTCCAAGTCCATACATACGCGGAATATTATCTGCGAATGCTTCAATGGAATTGGAATAATTCCATCCCTGATTCAGGTTGAGCTGATTTTCCGTTGCCTTCTTAAGACGATCTTCATAATTTTTTGTACCACTAACCGCAGTGCGGAAGGCTGCAATAAATGGCCCAAGAAGCGGAATGTCTTCCAGATGAAGTTTAATCCATCGATATACATGTTCATCCGTCGTTTTATTTCCGAGATAATTTACAAGCTCATTGGTTTCCTGATATCCGATATCAACGAGCGCCGGGTCAAGGTTATGACCGACTTCATGAAGAATAACTGCAAGAAGTTCGCGAGAAGTGAGAGCAACGAATGCGTGTGGATAAATTTCCATATGGAAATTTAGACTGTGTGTAGAATCATAGAATCCACCATCTTCTGAAAGAAGTCCATCAATGTAATATCGCTGTCCCACATAAGTCCAGGCATTAATCATACCATAGTCATATCCGCTTCGATCCCCATCTTTGCCTTGGTTGTAATTACCAACACCAGCAAATGTATATACGAAATCTAGGACAGTTGAATGGAATCCAAATACATTATTGAATTCATTTTCAAGATCCTTGAATAAATCTGTCATAGAAAGAATTTTTGGTTGAACGGTAACATAGAAATTTTTCCAATCTTCAAGCTTGGTTTGTTCTGGACGACGATATGTGTTGATATCAACATCCTTCGAGAGACCTTCGCGAATACGGTCGAATAGCGCAAGAATCTTATCAAGTTTCGCTGTTGCTTTGTTTGAAAAAGATGCTTCACAGAAAGGCATACCGCTGTATGACATGGAATAGGGCATTGGTTTCATAATAAATTACTCCTTTATAGATGTGAGATTGACTAGTGCATATTAAAGATATGGTTTTTTGACGCTAATATAAAATGGCTAATTAATATAGAAGAAAATAGGTGATTGTAGTGGAAAAAATTACAAATCCGCTCGGAAATATTTTTAATTACCTCCAGGATATCATTCTATTCATGGAAGTAAAAGATAAAAAAATTGCAGATAGAGAAGAGACAAAAGAAACAAAACGTGATAGTACTGTGTGGTTAGCAGCAATGTCGCAGGAAGATAGCTATATCACATACAAAGATTATTGGCAAACCTGGATGTTCCAGGATGTATTAAATAACGTAAAGTTATCCAATGTAGAATATTGGATGAATAATCCATTCAATGTTCCATTGGACTTCAGAGAATATCTAACTCGAAGATGTCGAGAGATTGTATTAAATACATATGAGGAAGCCAATGCATATTACCGTACACGGATTGGTTTACCCCCTATTGGATCAAATATAAAACATTTTCTTTCCAAAGAATTGGCAAAGAAATATGGTGTTAATCCAAATACCCCAATTCACAAACTTCCATTGTATATTCAAAATAAATTTGTCTCAACGGAAGAATATCTAAATTTAATGTTGGATTATCCGGATGATACATATCTTGAATACATCGGCAAATATAAATGCGATCTATTTCAGATGCGCCGTGCAAAGGATTATGAAATCATTCGTTATCCGAAAGATGATACAAGCATCAATATTAACATCTTACGTGAATTTGGCTCTTTATATTCAGATTATCGCAATTATGTGATGGAAACATTATACGTTCGCGGATTGGAAGACGTGTATGAAAATTATCGCGAATATATGGGTCTTCTCATTCTGATGTTTGCATTGATGCAATTTGCAAATAAGAATATTGAATATTCAAATACATTGAATCCGATGGATGAATCGATGATGTATTTGATTCTATCAAAGTATGGGATTGATTCTGACATTTTGATTTCTGCATCCGAACGAGTGAAATTGGTGAATAATCTTCCAAAGCTTATTTATGAAAAGGGAACTTCGGAAGTATATCGCCAGCTTATTAAATTGCTCGATTATCCAAAATCGACAACAATTGAAAAGTTGATGATGAATAAAACCGATGGAAATATCACATTCCGAAATCTTCCATCAGAAATTTCAGATATCTATAATTCGGTAATTGGTGCAGAGACACAGTCCTATGATAAAGTAACTGGATCGGATGAGACGTGGTGGGAAACGAAAGAAGTTCAAGATATTCTAAAGGATTCAAAATTCTCCAATATTGAATCCAAATACATTGATATCAAAAGTTCCATTTCGCAAACCGAAGCAATTTCTGAATTTATTCTATTCACAAAAATGGTTTTGGATCAAAAAGCAATTACAAACAATATGTATGTTTCAATCCCATCCATTTTCGGTGCAGAAGAAATTCCACTCTATGATTGTATGATTTTTCTCGTTGCAGCTCTCTGTATGCGTATGGGAACATCTGGAAACATTATACAGAATGATGAACGTCTATTGTCCGTTGCCGGATTCAACTTTGATGCTGATACGGATGAGATTCAAAAATATTTGAAAACACATAAATTGCCGGATGAAACACGAATCATTGAACTTCTTCACGCCATCAATATTTCAAATATCGAGGATTTGGAATCTACCTATGAATCTTCCATTCGTGCACTTCAAACATATCTGATGAAAAAAATATCGGACTCCTCTTCTCGAAATGAATATACGGTGTATTCAAATATATACAAAGCGATCTTTACTTATGATATCAACAAAAATACACTATTGGATGATTATCAGAAGCCAGATGAAATCATTCAAGATAAATATAATGTGACTGCTGATGAGTTGCAGGAATTCAAACATTTTTATCCGCGCACCATTACAGGGAAAGCGATTACAGTAGAAGGGTTCAAGACATCGCAATACAAAAATCCATTCCTTGCATACAAGAATGATGTGACGTGGTATATTGATCTTGGGAAAAAAGGGATCTTGTATTTCCATGATATATTAAATAGTCCTGATTTGCGTTATCTTAAGAATGAGAAAGATGAATATATCTTCTTATTAGATAAGGATAATGTGGATGAGGAGACCGTTCGATTGGCGATTCAGAAATTATCTGATCTAAGTTCGGATGAATTAAATCGTGCGTTTTTCCAAATTGATACCGTTGTACTTGGAAAAGGTGTCACATATCCAAAAGAGAAAGAATTACCAAAATCCATCCGGAATAAAATTTTCAAAGATATCTTAATTGATAAACTTATTATGGATATTCTTGGATATGAAGAACCTCCTGTATCATATTCCGAGTATCTCGACCGAAAGAATACAAAACTATATGATCTTCTAAAGAAGGATGATCGTTTCCATAAAAATTATGATGCATGGCTGAGTGATGTTTCGACCGTCCTTGTCGGTATTGAAAAATCAGTTGGACTTCATGTAAAATATGTGGAAGAATATCTGGTTGGAAAAGATCTATTTTTTGCACCGTTGGTCAAAGTAATTAATCGTTTCAAATCAGCATTCGTCACGATTAACAAAACTTCGATTGAATATGTCGTCGATGATAAAGTTGATATCGGAGGAAATTTAAATAGCCTCCACCTATTCGATGCATTCAACTTTACCGTCAATCTTGTATTTATGAATCAAAAAGGAACCAATGCGGAATTTGGTCTTTATGATACCATTCATGCATCAAAGAGTCATCGCGTCGGAAGAGATTCGTTCGGAATGCATGACGAAGTTATGTGTTACAAAAATAATGTTTTAGTTTGATAAAAAATGAGGAGGGAGATATCTCCCTCCTCACTCTTCGCTATATTTCAAACCCATCGGGAATGATAAATCCGGCAGATTTCATTTCATCAATTTCCTCATATTTGTGCACTTCTTCTACACAACTCTTGTATCCAAATTGCAGCAATTTGAGTTTGCAAATGAAATCGTCCAAAATCATAACATCTTGGAGATCATACAATGCGCGGTTCTCGTGCTTGATGATATCCTTGAACACTTCGATCAAGTCCGGGATGAAAACTCCATTGCTGAAATTGTATACCTGAAATCTCCCAGACTTGTTCTTTCCAAACGTTATCTCTGTTCCGAATGAATTGACATATGCAGCAGCATTGTAGTCATATACCAGATACTCGATCTGGTATTTGGAAAATAGTGTAGAGGGAATGTCGTTTCCCATCTTTTTGTTGAGTTTCCACGGACTCTTGCGCTTATAATCGCGCATCTTTTTGTAATACTCGCTAGATTCGAGTCGAAACATGATATCAATCAGGCAGTCTATAGGGATTGAAACAGCCTCGATATTGTCATAGTTGGATTGATGATCGAAGTTGAACCGATCCGTATAGAGAGTATTCTTTTCAATCATCGCCGTCCAAATTCTCTCTTCATCTTCTTCAAGAATATTTCCTTTGAAAATTCGCTCGTTCGTCATAATTATATCCTCCTTAAACAAAGATACTCCAATTATCCACATATAGTAAGAATATATAATTCTATAGTCTTTAGATATGACCGAAACTCCTATCATAAACGATTTATAAATTAGGAGCTGATAATTATGGGAAGTTCGATTCTGCCCAAGACAAATAAATCGCAACCAGACGAAATTATCAATTATTTAGATCCGGATGGATTGCGTCAGTTATTGCGTCAATTGAAACTTCATTTGCAATTGAAGCCAGATACCGACATTGATTATTACGATGATAAGACCAATCATAAATTTACTTCAGTATTGCATAACAAAGGTTCCTATCAGCGTATGGAACTTAAGACATATCCAGACAATGATGGGTATGAAGGGTATGCGGGAATTCATATTGATAGTGGAACATTCGGTCTGGAACATTCGCTGGAAGGTTGGACTGGAACACAGTCCGATGCATCGAAAAACGAACAAGTCAATCGTGTACAGATTGGAGCAATGGCAGTAATTCCTTCCAAAGAAGGATGCTATATCACCAAAGGGGATGTTGATACAAAATCACATCACCGCATTGCGGCAATGTTGTTTGATCCATATGATGGTCGAGCATATCTATATTCCAATGATGATGCTCGTTATGTAAACAATCTGAATCGTTCGAAAGATACAAAACTTCCTCCAAGAACGGTTGCCCGTGTTGTGGATATTCCAACCCATCTTACGGATTTAGAAAATGATTTGGATTTCGTTGCTGACATCGATTATCATCATACTGATAACAATTTCACGAACTCAAATCGGTATCTGGTGGATAATCTAGATGACCGTACGTTTGTGTACCCAGAAATTGCTAAGGATGTCCATGGGGAATACATTGAAAATTATCGTGTCGGTTTGAGTGGGGAACAGGTATATGCGGAAGGTGATGGAGAGTTCTCCATCAATCAGCAATACGGTTTCCAAGATCGTATTGATGCGGTAATTTCATCGTATGGATACAATCGGACCTATTCCGGAGTGAATCATAAACCTGGGTATCTTCCCGCAATTTTCCGTTCCATTGAAGAATTGAAAAAGGTGGATCTGGTTGGTCAGTTAAGAACTCCAATGACCAATCGAGAGACTCCGGGTGCAAAAAGACCATATAATTATTATCTATTTGATGGTGTTTGGAGTCCTTCTTGGTATGATCGTGAAGGTTATAAGGATTCCTATATGGCGCAATCGTTGAATCCATTATCATTGGAAAATATTTTGGATCAACGAGAACCAAAACCATTTGCAACATTGAACCAAGATCCTACAAATAAGTATACAACCGCAAAATTGTATCAATGGAGATATAACCGGGTATCTATTGTTTATTATTCCAAGGATATTTCCATTAACGTTGTGGATGCTGGGAAAGCCTATCGGGTCGGGGATATTCTGCGGTTTACTTTCTGCGATGATGTCATCAAGTTTAAAGTAAATCGAGTCAATTCCTATGGAGGAATTATTTCAGGGGAACATATCAAGGATGTTCTGAGAATTTATGAACAAGATCCGTCAACAAATCGTGTTGGTGTTTCGTTTACAAATGCATCCTCAGTGGGCTCTGGCGCAACATTGGCGATTAGCTGTAAAGCGACCATTAAAACAAATGCAACGCAGATTAAAAATAATCTATATGCGTATGTTGATATAACCCCATCCGTCCGAAGTGATAATACTTCAGAATGGTCCGATACGTCATCTCCGACGGATAGTGGTGGACGTGTTGTTGTTCGTAGTACAGCAGCACATCCGGCGTACAGCGGAATCAATTCAGGACGTGGTGGCCCGGCAGGAAATCCAAATGGTACGAATCTAAAGCTCTATGAGCATGGTGGAAATGCAACGGCTGGCATTCACGTCCATCTATTTCGGTATGTCATCAATACCCAAAACCCATCTTGGGTTATCAAGGATGGCGTTCAGGTATTCTTAGGCGATTGGGTTGACCAAGGGCCTATGGGATTGGAACGTCCATGCGATATCAAAGCGCTGCTTTTCAGTAACCCAGATACAAATAATTTCAATAATTATTACAAGTTTAATCTGGATACTTACTTTGATACGATTTCTCGTAATCCGGATTCTGTTGTTACTGGAAATTCAAATGCAATTTCTCAGATGTATCTCCATGTTGCACAGAAAGATCCAGATCCTGGTCAGAAATTTTTTGATACAAAGGTGAATGCATCTTCTGCTCAAATTGAACAGATTGATATCACCAATAAAGTATTGTATCTCAACGCCGCAACTCGTGTTGCGTTCATATATAATGCGGGTCCTAAGAACGATTCATCATTCGGATATGGTTACCAAAATGCTGGATGGATTCCTATCGCCGGGTCGGTAACTCGATAATTTCTGTAACGATCTATATTATTATGGATAAAAAAAGAAAGGGGAATGTTCCCCTTTCTTTTTTATGAATATAAATTCAGTTCTTCTGGTGGAATATATGGCTTTGCAGCAGGTTTCGGCTTTTCCTGCTCTTTGGTAACTTTGGGATATAAACAAATGGTCCCATCATCTTTGAATTCGACTTTGTACATATCATATTTTAGATTTCGTAATACGATTTGTCGACTCTTATCTGCAAATAAAGTCAACCATTTGCTCATGAGAATCCCTCCATCATTTCTTCTTCATTTTTTCATATTCCTCATCGACAAGATATGCAGCCGCATTATTGGATGCGGCAACAGCAAGTTGATCAGCTCGATTGTTCATGTCGTTATCGGCATGCCCTTTTACCCATTTCCAATTGAGTACAATTCCTTTTTCTTCTGCTGTTTTAATTACTTCGATAATCTCTTCCCAGAGATCTTTATTTTTGACCATACCGCCAGTTTTTGTAACCCAATTATTTTTCTGCCAATTTGCCAACCAGCGCATGGATATTGCATTGATGCAATATTGCGAATCACTAAAAGTAATGATTGCCTTAGAATCGGATAATTTTGTATCAATGCATTTTATGGCCTCCGTCACACCATGAATGATCGCCATCATTTCCATTCGGTTATTTGTCGATAGTCGATATCCTTGACTCTTCTCAATCTTCACTGGAATTGGCATTTCGTCATCTTTTGCAGTCGGTGTATATTGACAAATATATGCCCATCCAGATGGTCCCGGATTTGATAGTGAACTTCCATCGGTATAGATTTCAATTGGTAGCGACATAGTAAAATCCTCTCCTTTAAAGATAACACTTTGTTTATGAATTCTGATTAAATTTATAATATATCATTTTTATGATATTAATTGGCATTTATATGGTATCCAGCGACCATGCTATAAGTGTGTTTATTATTTAATATGAAGAGGTGTAATTGATGGTAAAAATTCAAGTGTTAGGAAAGGGGTATCATCCTCGTATTGGATTCCTTCCGAGGTGGACTCCGTTCTATGCAGACCAGAACACGATTGGTTGGTTATTAGCGACGGGGACATTTAAGATTCGATATTTTAACCCAGATACGAATCAAATGGAGGATATTGATCGAAAAAACTATATCCCAGTGTGTAATAATATTTTCAGTAAACCAGTACCCCCGGTAATTCCACAAGAAATTTATGAGAAGATGGAGATCACTCCTCCCACGCCAGAACCGCCAAATCAAAGTGATCCTCCAGGAAAAGTGCCAAATGAAGAATTGGATATGGAAGCGGCTGATGAACCTCCTTTCATCCATAATCGCCAAGATAAAGATTTTGTTTACTGTAATAATTCTGGAACTTACAATATGTTGAATCCGGATATTGAAAATGGGAAACTTGTTCTGTATAAAGATACCCTTTTTGAAACAGATGCACGTGTTATACATCATGATGGTAAATTGGAATTTTCACTTTATGCTCCGACATCAAGTTTTAAATATGAGACATATGATGATCCCAAGTTGAAGCGTACAAGAATCCGTCCAAATAATCGAGTAGAGCGTGCAACGTCAGATATCCAGATCAATAAAGATACTGGGTATGTTGGGGAAAATATTGATTACGTTGAAAATTGTACCACTGGTATTTGTGAGAAGATGCCAGACTGGGATGCAACTTCCGTAAATCAATTCGAAGTAAAATATTTTAACTATAAGAATTGCCCATTTGGAGTTGCAATCGCCGGATTGATGCAATTTGAAAAGAATCTAGATGAACTCGAATCTGAAGAAGATAGGCGTCGTGCGCTCGAAGGATATTTAAGGTATGGCAGTGTTCGTTTCTTTGGATTTCCGAATCCAGAACTTGGGTCTGAATTTGACCCTTCGGACAAAGATCATTTGAAAATTGCATATGTTGGAAATCAGCCTGGTAAGGAAACATTCCGTCTTACAAAGATTCCATTTATCATCAAGGATAAAACATTTTTATCCTGGTATGACATTGGAATTCTCGAATCCCGCAAGCAGGCGGTTGCAGAAGAGAAACGGAAAACAAAAGAATATTCAAAAGACTTTACGCAAGTGAATATTATTTATGAGGATAATATTCGATTTGCTATTGGGCAGAATGTTCGTCATAATCCACGATTCTTCGAAGTTCCAGAAGGAAAGCCATTTAGTATTGGAAAATTAACTGGTCTCAAGAGGTCAACATTCTTTGTTCGCAAACCGTATCAGCCGAGTATTGTTGTTGTTGATAAAGAACTTATGCCACGACTGCACGAGTACAATGATAATGATATGAGGGATTTGTACATAACAACTCACTATCTCGATGAAACCCATACAAAACTTGAACAGCGTTCACTCATGAATCGATATGTTTATGATATGGATAATCACGCAATTTCACAATTCCTTTCCGATCGAGGCGAGAGTTCGAAGTCTGCAAGTATTATGGGCAATCATTGGAACGATGTTACGTCTGGATGTACAAGCGATATCTGGTTTGTTGCTCTAAGGAGCGGAACACTTGAGAAAGATCCTGCACTGAAGAAAGCATTGTGGGCAAACTACAAGTCATGGTTCGACGTTAATAAAGCCCCACATTAATATTTCAATTATAATCATAAAAAAGAAAGGGTGGATGTCCACCCTTTCTACTTTCAATCATTCATATGTTTTTCGATATTTTTATTATACTTCTTCACGAATGCTTTGAACTTTTCATCCGATTGCATTTTATCGATGCGTGCCAACAGCTTCGCTTCTTTCTTTTTATTCTCTTTTGCTTTTCGTTTTTCTGCAATCTTACTGTCTGTTTCTTCAAATCCAATATTTCGTCGAAGTTCCAGAACGTCCATTCCATTCCGTTCCAATGTATTGAAGAACTCTTCTAATTTTTCGTCCCCATTTGACAGATAACGACGACGTTGTGAAGGTGCTGAAAGGATCGCTGCTTCCATGCGTTGTTCATATAGCCACACATCATCATCATTCGCCCAACTTCCTTTCATACGGATATGATCGAAGATGGATGTTTTCTCATCGGTATCGAATATTGAATCCGACATGAATGCGCTCGACCAATATCCTCCGCCATCGGAAGCATTTTCTGCCGCATCCATTTTTCGAAGAGCTTCATGGACATCGCGTTTGATGAGTTCTTTATAATATCCTTTCTTCTTTCTCTTCTTTTTCTTCTTGGAATGAAATGTTTCCATGGGTTCATATCCGCGAAGGTATTTCATATCAACATTTCGTACAGGCATCTCAATGAATTGCTCTTCGTTGACATATGGACGATCTTCTTCTGGAACGAGGCGATTGAATTCTTCTTCCTCATCATAATCCTCGTCCGGTTCGAAATACCCTTCTTTCTTCGCCGTATATAAATCTGCCGGATTTAGATCACGATTTGCAATATAGTTGATGATTTGCAATACATTGTAATCTTTCATCCGTTTTAGTTTCGGGCGCGGAATTGCTTTTGAATAAATCCTCCCTTCATGAACGAGTTCCATGAACTCCTCTTTGGTATGGAGATAATCTTTTTCCGAAAGGATATTCCATGCATCCATAACAGTACGCATCGCTTCAACAAATTGATCCGCACGCCGATAGATGGTTTTTACCATCGACAGTCGAGAACGAATATCATAGAATATGTCTTGCTCTTTTAACTGTTCATCCGTATAATGATATCGATCACGAGGTCCATAATCATGGACAATTGTCGTCTCACATCCTTTTCGGATTTCCTCCATTTCCTTTTCAGTATATTTGTGAATCCGACGTTTCTTTTTCGGCCGATATATTTCGGATGGTTCGATATCGACGATTTCATCGTCTCGATCTGGTTGTAACTTCACCAGTTCTTCCGATGTTAATACATCGATAACTTCATCATCATGAGATTCTCGAAATGGTTTTTGATCTGAATTTCTCCGTCTCCGATAAGGAGGATCTTCATGAGATCTTCCTTGTGCATCCAGAATGGATGCCCATACTTCATCCGAGTTCATAAATCGATTCCTCCATATAACATTATTCTCCATATTAATAATATAATATATCAATAAAAAAGTGAAGGGGATGAATCCCCTTCACTTTTTCATGTGCCAGTAAAAGAATAAGGTAAACCAGTCATTGTTTCAAACTCATCGGTTGTAATTTTTCCTGCATACTTAAACTCCAGAAGCGGATCAACACGTTCAATCGGCAGATGCATCTGCTGAATGGATTCCAGACTTTTGATTTCATCTGGAGTAAGATCTGTGCGTGCTGTGAAGTTTATGTAATTAGGGATGGACATATCAAGATCACCCATAATTATTCATCTCCATTTTTCAAAAATTCATTGAATTCAGTGTAATCTTTATTATAGATTTTTATGTAATTAAACAGATTTGACATGGATTTCATTAAACCATCTTTGATCTGTTCCTTCTCCCACGATTCTTTATTCCGAACTCCATTACTATCCCATTTTATTTCGATCTCGCAGTTTATACTGCTAATGAAAAAATCTGGAATATAAAAATGATCCTTCCCATCATAAGTGTATGAATATAGATGGGGAGAAGGAGACATAATATCAGAAGATTTCCATTTCAATACTTGATCTAAGTATTTTAAGAAATCGAGTTCATATGTGCCAGTATACTCAAATTCAACACCATCGCGGAATTTGTATTTTCCAGAAATCTTCCGATTTGCTAACATTTTTTTCTGTTGTTCCGGATCATCGAGAAGGTTTACTTTCCCATACTTTTTCAACATACGACCATCGACTTCTTTTTTGTATGTTTCTTTGCACTTTGGATTATTGCAAAAGCGGGAATATTTCATGGTAACGCGATTGAAGTCGGTAGGATTTTTACATATGATGCAAGATCCTTGCTTTTTTTTGGTTAGAAGATAGTAGAAATATCGAAACCCATCCATATCTTCCGGGAGAGATTCTTTATGCATTCGCTCATAATGTTCCCCCATAATATATTTAGAAGACTTAACTCCCTTTTTGATTCCATTTGGAACGACGGAAAAATCGCAAAATGCACATCTGTATTTTTTAGCCATTTCGAAACCACCTTTTTAATATCCTTACGAAAAAAGATACTTGCTGATTTATTAAGAAGGAGTGTTCGATAAATGAACGATTATATTGATTTGATTGAATTCAAAGATGATATCGAATCCGTTGGACTTGCTATTACGGATATTTCTGTAAAATTATCCCGAGATAAAGATGATACATTTGATTGGATGTCATCAAATACACGAAGAGAGATTTCGGATACACTCTCAAAATATGCGGACTATGGACGAATGGCTGTAAATAAAGCACGTTCACTCCCAACACCAGTTGCTGGGCAGGAAGTATTGTCATTCCGTGATATCCAGTCATTCCTGTTCCCAAAGTTTGATTATGCATCGATTGTTCTTGCAACAAACGATATCTTGAAATCAAAGAATGAAGATTCTGACATTCGTAGAACATTGAGTTTCGCATTACAGAAATATTTCAATGTTTACAATATGTCAGAAATTTGGCAAATTTTTGAAATGGGAATTAAGAGTGTACATCCTGCAGAGACACTCGATGTTTCCTATTTTGCATCCATTCGTGGAAATCTAATGACGGATACTTCAATTGTTGGGGTTATTCTAAAGGCACTCGATGCATCCGTTCGAGCATGCAAGGATACATTACTCGTTGAGGATATGTATACATTTACGAAACTCTCCTGTATCTTCCATGAAGGGTATGTTGGAACAGCAATTCGTATGTATATGATGCAGAACTGGATGCTCGGTGAATATGTTCGCGGATTTGATTCCGAAGCACCCGTTACAGAATCAACCGTAAACGATTTCTCTTCCAATTTCAGAGGACTTTCTGTATTTGCAAAGAAGACAGATATGGATTGGTTGAATGGGGATATGAATCCATTCTTTACAACATTGAAAGAATTTATGTATCGACTTGGTATCGCCGATCGAATTGAAAAAGTGACGACAGCTGAGTGGAGTAACCGTCCTCTCGGAAAAGAGCTGAGTAAAAATACACTCTATCAGCTGATCAATAAATATTGCTATGCATACTGTAACGGTGGACAGGGTCACCCATTTATCAATCGCTGCTTTATCGATCCCCTCAATACAGCGTTTATTGATGAATTAAAAGCAATTATGCAATTGCGAACAATTTCAACGGATGGAAATACATTTATTTCGCCTGCCGATGAAATTTGTAATATCATTATGAGTGCACCTTGCGATCAACCGATCGAATCAATTAAAAATCTTGCCCTGGATCTATATCTATTCGCAATGACTCTTCCTGGAGATCGATCCGCTGATGATAGTTTTGCAATTTCATTTGATCGTGGACCGATTACACAATCTGGCGCATTTGATGAAGTACGGATGCTTGGTGTCATCAGTAATACATTCCGTCCAATTCGTGAAGCGATTTGGAAAAAGTTTAGTCTAATTGAAGAGCAACTCAACGATATCTATGCAAATGAAGATGCGCCATATAGTCTGAATATTTCAGACTTCATCACGACAGAACCGAAAGAACAATCATGGAAGAAGATGCAGTATCCATTCGTAAATGATGTGATTACGGAATGTTATGCAATGCCATTTTACATTCAGGAATCGCTTCGGAGTGAGTATCTTGCAACACTAGATGCGTTTAAGGATTCCATTCTGTTTAAGGAAGATGGGGATCAGAAGAATGATCTTAGTGATATGGAAGGAACGAACAATCAACAAAGTTCATCTTCTACAACACAACAGAATTCTTCAAACAACAATGACAACATGGTGAATGCAACAAAGAAAACGCTTTCAAATATTCTCGATAAGATCATTTCCCTAATTAAAGGAATGGCACAGCGCATTGGTGATTTTATCAAGAAGCAGGGTGTTGCTGCAGCAATTAAATGGGTTGAAGATCACAAAGCTGATCTCCAAACGATTAAACTTGCTGATGGTGTTACAATGCCAGAATGGGTGGTCTATCGTAATCCAATCAAATTCAATTTCACCAATCGTGCAATGATGGCAATTGCTCCAACCGATACATTTGCAAAATATCAAGAGCAGCTAGTTGCTTTCTATGGTGATAAGAAAGTGTATGATTGGTTTAATGGTAGTGATTCTGCAAATGCTCCACAGAAGTACAAAAATTATATTCTGTACAATGATGATGGTTCGGATCCAAAGCCACAAGTATACTCCGCAGATATGGTTGCACAGTCGGTTCCGATTTGGGTAAATAACATTACGAGCCTGGATGATATTGTGAATCGAATTGAACAGATTTCTGGAAATCTAATCAATAGTATTTCAACAATTAAAACAAAGCTTTCCGGTGAGAAGGATATGAGTAAGATCAACGAGTATCAGAATATGCTCAACGCTGCAAATAAAGCAGTCACATCCATTGTAATTCCAACCGGACCAATTATCATCGATGCCATTATGAATCAATATCGATACATTCAATTTGTATATAACAATCGTGCTGGTGCAAATCCATCCAAATAAAAGTTAAATAATAAGGAGGGGAATATTCCCCTCCTTATTTATAAATTATGATGATATCGATTTTCACATTTCAATTAAGCCTTCTACGACTTTATAATGAAATTGTTAGAGGAAGTGATAGCGTGGAAATCATTAAACAAAAAACTCGTTTAATATTTGATCAATATAGTGATAGTGAAAGAACATACATTGAAAATTTATCTTCTACAATGGATAATGTATTTATCTATTTAAATGAAGAAAAACGTCGTATTTGTTTACCAACAGGAATGGAAAAGTCTATTGGTAAATTATTTCCGAAACACAAACTGATTGACGAGTCCAATGAATATTGGGATTATGATCGAATTCCAGTCATTGAACATTCCATGAAACCAAGGAATCAGTTGCAAGAAGATTTCATCAATTATGCATTAGATAAAATCTCAAAGAAGATGAAAATTGGTGGCATCCTTTCACCTGGAACGGGAAAACTAGAGCCAATTAGTAGGAAGATACCTGCACCAAATTCACAAGGATTCATCCGAATGGGTGATATTCGTGTCGGGGATCGGATCTTCGGTTCCAATGGTAAAATTATCAATGTTACTGGGGTTTTTCCACAAGGAGTTCAGGACATATATAAGATCACATTTAATGATGGAAGATATGCTCTTTGTGGTCTAGATCATTTATGGACAGTGACTACTGCATGGCCATCTAAGCCGAGGACGATCCGGACGCGAGATATGTTAGAAGATTACCGTTCATTCGTTCCTCATATTGCACGAGATAATATTCGGACTGGATCTAAGAGAGAACCATATCTGTACAAATACCGAGTACAGCTCTTATCATCACCAGTAGAATATCTGCATCGAGATGTTCCCATTCATCCATATGTATTGGGCGCATTCATTGGAAATGGATGTTGTACATTAGGTCCATTATCTTTATCATCGGGTGACAGTTTCGTTCCTAGTAAAGTAGCAAAGCTTTGTGGATTTACTACAAGGAAACGGGAAGATTGTTATACCTATGAATTTTTTAAAGATGGAAAAAAGGTCCGTACGAAAGATTTCTTTAAAAACGTTCCAGAAATGATCAATTGTTATTCTCGCGATAAAAAAATCCCAGAAGTATATTGCTATAACGATCCAATGATTCGATTGGAACTATTAAGAGGATTGATGGATACGGATGGGTCTATATGCAATCATGATGGAATTCGATATAATGTTTCATATTCATCGTGTTCAAAAAAATTACTGGAGCAGATCCAGGAAATCATTCGTGGCTTCGGGTATTCATCAACAATAGGTTCTCCAGATAAGAGGGAAGAAAAATATATAGAAGGATTTCATGCTTCAGTGAGTATTCGAGTTCCTCAAAAATTTAAACAGGAAATTTTTACTCACCCAAAGAAACTTTCTATTGCAAGGAATGCTGCATTGGTTAAGGATTTCCAGCAACCATTTAAATATCTTATTATCAAAGATATTAAATTGGTGAAACGTGAAGAAGCTCAATGTATATCTGTCGATGCTCCAGATCAATTGTATCTTACAGAACAATTCATTGTTACACATAATACGTTTATGGCATGTTATTGCGCAATCGCTGCGAGACTAAAAACATTGATTATCGCTCCAACGTCATCAATTCGACAACAATGGGCGGATACATTGACTGGAATGTTCAAAGTTGATCCATCTAAAGTATTGATTGCTCGACGTCCAGAAGATTTTATCCATAATGCTCAAGATGCATGGTTTGTTATCACCATTCATCCAACACTGGCATCATTAAATAATCGCTATGATATGGAAGAGGTTCTTCAAAATTGTAGATTTGGATTTAAGGTAATTGATGAAGTCCAAATGTGGTTCCAGAATATTATCAATATCGATGGGTGTTGTAATATTCCGAATAACCTATATCTTACAGGGACATTTGGTCGTTCTGGTGAAGCGGAAAATAATCTCTATCAAGAAATGTTTGGAGATATTAATATTTTCCGCGAGCAGGAAAAGAAACCGACATTCTGGAATCGTAAACCAGGAAACATTTATGGAATGAAGCCTCATACAATATGTAAAATGTTTTGGGGACATTCTCATCTAACGAAAGAGGAATTACAGAAGGTTACAAATAAATGGAGATATTCGGAGAGATCAGATAAGTGGACTCGCATTGGGATTGGAATCGCAACCTACTCCAAACTTATCTTTCCCGAAGATGGGACGATTACACCATTTATGAAGCAGCTGATTAAAATCATTCGAAGGGCATTCAAAGAATGTGATTATGGAAAAACGTTGATCCTAATGCCAAGCATTGCATCTGCCGAAATGTTCAAATCCATTATGGGTGAGATGTATCCTGATCTAACCATCGGAACAATCCATTCCTATAATTCATTTGCCGAAAATGAAAATAATAAAAAAACTTGCAATTGTTTAATCTCGACACCGCAATCGGCAGGGACTGGGTTTGATTATAAAGATCTTTCCCGGTTGATTGTTGCCGCTCAGTACAGTTCCTGGATTTTGACATCGCAGATCCGAGGACGCTGTCGCGTTCGGGATGATGGGCGACCAACATATATGTATGACATGGTCGATGCAGATATTCCTCAGCTGCGCAGATGGGCAAATAAACGTGCTGCTATTTTACGAAAAGAATGTTTGGAATTTAAAGTCATCGATATCGATGTATGAAAGGTGGATATCAATGGATACAAATGATAATATCCTATCCGTGGATATTGATAAAGATGAAAGGGACCCCGAGTCATTGAGTTTAATGATTCAGGGAGTTCCTCCTGTACTTCAGGATTACATTTATGATGCGATTGAAAATATTCGAAAAGAATTCAATCGACTGAAGAGTATGAATAAGTATGTTGCAATTGGAAGTCAATTTACATTATTCACGGAAGGATTTGTATACGATGATGCAACATCTAAGATTTGTATAGGAACATGTGATACATCAGATACGTCATTCGATGATACAATTACATTTCTAAATGAACTTGTTGCACATACGGATATTTACCTCAAAGATAGAGGAATGTATCTTTGCTTCCCTGCCGATAATCTTCCGAAGAATAAAATTAATCTTTATCTATGTTTAGAAAGTTTTAAGACTTCTATCATGAATTGGAATTATACCAGAAATCTTCCAGTAACAGAAGCTTCATTATCAACCACTCCTTCTACAAATAAGAATGCTCTGAAAAACCTAATGGAGATTGCAAGGGGTATTGTTGAAAAATCCGATGAAATCAAAGATGTTCCGATGAGAGAATTTTCTGAAATCATCAGTAAAGATCTTTTACAGAAATGGGCTCCTGGATTCCAAAAGGTTAAATTTGAATTAACGAATGATAAAGAAAATGTGGTTTCTTACCTGATTCCAAAATTGGATCAAACATTTATTTCTCGTTTTGTTGAGGGAACGGAACAGATCAAGGGATTTCTTCATAAGGATCCATCGATTAAGATTCGTATTTCAAAATCAATCTTTGAAGATGCAAAATCTCCTGAGGATATTGTACGATTCCTCAAACGAACGGTGCAATATTACGATAAGGGAGCATCGACGATTACAAACAAATTGATGTATCGAGCAACACGAATTCCACCGAATATGAAAAAATTCATTCGGGAAAACCAATCGTTCTATAAAATTTTTGCAACACCAATGGAGTCGGTGTTCAACATTAAAAATGTGAAACTCAATGATCCATCCACATTAACGATTTCATCTGATGTTATTAAAAGCATCAATAACTTTTTCCAATCAATTGCAAAACGATACATCAATCCTCTAAAGGATAAAGATAAAATTTTGAATGATGTGAAATCATTGATTGGACTCAATAAGAAGGATGAAAAATCATTCAACGAATCCATTGAGAATTTTGTCAATGGGTCCTACAATGAGTCGATGGAATTACTTCATTTAGAATATGCACGAAAGCAATGGGATCTTGAAGTTTGTAACGATCGTGACCGATATTGGAGAGAATCCTCCGGGATGAAAAAGTTGAAAAAGATTCCACGTTCCATCATTCCCTACATTCAGATTGAAATTGAATCCATTAAAGATGACATTGATAAAAATCTCATCGTCGGATATATTGTATCAAAACTTGATCTTGTGGATTGGTATATTGAATTACTTGATACGGGATCAAATAAATACATTGTTCCTCACACAAGACTTTATCTTGTCAGCTTTAAGAAAGAACTTTTGAAGCTATATAAAATGGCAATGAATAAAGTCCCTTCAGATCGTACAAAAAACAAGATTCCATATCCAGAAGGTTACGAAGGATAAAAATAAAGGAGGGGGAATATTCCCCCTCCCCATTTTCTTAGCCGAAATACTTCTTGAAGAGGAAGTAGCCGCCGGCAGCAATTCCGATCGCTCCAATGCTGGCACCGCCAACAATGAGTCGCTTGCGATTGCGTCGCGCCTTAGCCTTGTCATACATTGTGTCGAAATCCTCTGCCGTGAGCATATGAAGCATGTACTTTGAAACATCTTCCTCGGTTCCATTGTACTCGTCATAGGGAATGATGTTCTTGTACGCATACTCGCACTGCTCGCAGTACGGCGTGAAGATCACCGAGTCTACATCCTTGATCATCTCCATGAGCTTTGCACGGGTTTCGTCGCCTGCAATACCGCCGATATACGGAAGCGCGATGGAAAGTTCCCCGTTGTCGTTCTCGTCGACCTGCAGTCCGATGAGGTGATGCAGTACTTCCAGATTGAATAGGACCTTGAAGTCCTGAATCTGCTCCGGACTCATCTGTCCACGCGTGTACTTTGCAATATGGGAATTTACCCACTTGCGAAGGGCATCAACATCGCTGATAAACTCTCTTCCATTGATCATTGTTATCTTCTCCTTTATGTATAGATTAACATCTCATTACATAAAGAATATATAATCAATGTCTTATAGAATCTGATTGATGTTATTTGTATAGGATACAATAGCAGCAATGTATCGAGGATCCGATTCTTGGAAACGTTTAATAATTCGAAGCATTTCTAGAACAGCCTCGGCAATCGCGATATAGTTTCCTACAATTATCTGAAGGCGACCAACCTGTTTAGAATGGATCATCATCAGATAATCAATAAGCTTTCGAACATACAAAATCCCGTTATTTTCATTTATTTTCATTGCAACGTTGAAGTCTGAAATAACTTCATAAAATTTTTGCAATTCCAGTGCATCTCGATATTCGATTGCAATGATGCCGATAATCAGTTTATGTATATTTTCGCCTTTGTCTTGTGCAATGGATTCCACAATATCTCGAATCCGCTGATGGCGTTTCGATTCTTTTTTCCGTGTATTATATAGTTGCATCATATGCATTGCATCTACAGGATTGTCAAATTTCATCAATGGAATAATATGACAATCAGTCAGATCCAACAACGTATAATTATTTCTCTCATCCGGTCCCGCGATTGCGACGGTTGGATATTTTGCATTTGGTTTTGGAATCTCATTGTTCCCTAATACATATTTCCCTCGATCGATGATATGATATACGACATCAGGCGATTTTATAGGAATCGATTTATATTGTTCCCATGTAATATTCATGTGACGATAATGCCGTTCCGCTGTTTCGTAATTATTATCCAGATCCAATCCTTTTGGCAGGATTTTAATCGACCCTAAATGATGAAAATCTTCCTTCAAGTCAAACATCTCCCTTAATGTAAGAATCTTATCGTATGCATGTTATAGTTGCGTACATCATGAAACCAACAGTTCTATCTATTGAAGAAAGTAGGAGTTATAATGGAAAATTTGGTAGATTTTTATAATGACCTAAAATCTCAGATGGATCCAAAGGCACAGGATACCGAGATTCAGAATCGTTCCAAAGAAGTATGGCGCAACAATATGGTGGCAAAGCGTGATAATCTGGTCGATAACTGTGCAAAGCGCATCATCGTTGATATTTATCATCACACGCTCCCACTCGATGATCAGTACAAGGATTGCAATCCTGAAATGATTTCAGATGATGTTGGAAATATGCTTGATAAAAAGAATATGACGCCAATGCAGTATTTTAAATCTGCATATGATCAGACTCATGCACCTCTCCTTGAATTTGTCATTCGTTCTCTTAATGAAATTGGTCGCCAGTATCAAGAAGATGCAATGGAGGATCTTAGAGATAGGGAAGAAAAGGGTCTTCCGCTTACTGCCGTCGATCCCAATGAAGATAAGGTGGATTCACAACTTCTTGAAATCAAGAATGATTCCGAATATGAAGCATTCATGGATGCACTCAAAAAGAAGACCATTGACAAGATTGTTTCTGATGTATCATCACTCATCGATGATAAGAAGGAATCTGGTGATATGGAATTCAATTCGGATGAAGATTCATCTACTGAAGATCCTGCACTTGAATCAGTTGTTGTTAATGCTGTCAACTATCTTGCCCGTCAGAAATTGATCACGGAAGCAGTTGGGGAAAAGAATAATTTCAATGGAGAAAACCCTGCAAATATTCCTGGCAGCATGGATCGAGTTCCTCTTGGGATGCCTCCCGCAGCACTTGATGATATTGACGCGGCTAAGGAAGATTCATCCGTTATGTCATTAATTGATCCCGGAAAAATCTATAAGGGCGATGACGGATTGCTTATGTTCCCAACCAGCGAGATTGGTGGAGAACTCGCAGAAACATTCAAAGCAATTCGGAATGTATTTGGTTCGACGATGGTACATGTATTCGATGCGAATAAGACGGAGTATAATCCAATTGTCACCGGAGTTGCGATCGGTCTACGTAGCATTCGCGAAAATGGCGGATATACGCTTCTTTATAAAGATGGATATCCCCGCATCATCGTTGATCTGATCTCAATGATTGGTCATGCACAAAATGATCGAGATACGGAATATCTACTTTCGAAATATCTCAATGCGGTATGTGCAAAGTTCAATGAAGATGTTTCGACGAAGTATGGTATCCGAGCCGCACATTGGACAAATCTCCAGCCAGGTAAAATGCTGCATATTACGGCATTTGCGTTCAATGAGGGGAATGAAGAGCATGCTCTCGAACTCCTTCAGAAGGAGCTTCCCGATGAAGTAAAGAAGAGTTGGATTCGTCGTCTTCTCGATAAGATCCTTGGGCGTTCTAATCTTACGCAAGATCAGCAGATTGGAACTGCAGTTCGTGAAGCGACGATTGTTGAAATGGAACGTACATTCAATCAGATCAACGGGAAGAATTACAAAACGTATCTGGAACACCTGAGTCATGGGAATGGATATGTGATCCACAGATAAATATATAATAGAGAGGGGAACATTCCCCTCTCTATTCTTTTATAAACTTTATATATTATAACTATAATGATAGTTGAATTAATTTAGGAGGAATATTGATGTTTGAGAATGAGAAATTCATCGACCATAACATTGCGGAATTGTGCATGCAGTATGATAAGATTCATGGAGTGAATATTAATATCGCTAGAATAACCCCGGACTTCTGTGATGGGCTTAAACCCGTCTTGCGCCGTGCGCTGTACATTATGTATCTTATGAATAAGGATAAAGGAAGACAGTTTAGAAAAATGGCGGCCATCAGCGGTGATACTGCGGCAAGACTTCACCATCATTCTACAACAGCAATATCGGATGCGGTCGTTGGTTCGGCTCAACCTTGGAAAAACTCAATTCCTCTCGTAGATATTCAAGGATCGCTTGGATCGGTTTCCGGCGAGAAGCCTGGAGCAGATCGATATATCTATGGGAAACTTTCAAATTATGCATATGATTGTTTCTTTGCCGATTTTGAAGATTCTGTCGTTGATATGATTATGGGTGCGGACGAAGATACCCTTGAACCAGTTTCTCTTCCAAGTAAGTATCCAAATATTTTGCTGAATGGGACACTTGGTATCGGATATGGACTCGCGTGTAACATTCCATCCATGTGTTTCAAGGAAGTTGTTGATGCAACAATCGAATTGATTCATAACCCGGAAGCGAATATTATTCTTATTCCGGATAGTCCATCGGGTTGTGATATCATTCAGGGAGATTTCTATAAGCTTACAAACAATTCAATTGGTTTCTATAAGATGCGTTGTAAGTTTGATATTGATGCAACAAATAATATTGTATCAATTATCGCACTCCCGTATGGAGTTGAAGGAGATTCTGTTGTAGCGCGTATTGCTGAAGTCAAAACAAATGGGAATGAATTCCCCGAGTTGGTCGACATGGAAGATCTTTCAACAGAAAATATCAACATTCGGTTACAGCTTCGGAATGATGCAAATCCATATAAATTTATCAAGAAACTCATCAAGAATGTTGGGGGATTGGAGAAGGCATATCCGATGAATTTGAATATTTCAAACGAATATCGAATTCATGAACTGACATTGAAAGAGTTGCTTCTTGAATGGATCAAGTACCGGCGTGAACAGCAGCGCGTTGTGATCAATTACCGACGCACGGTGTTACAGGGAGAGCAGCGAACAAATGATGTGAAAATCTTCTTGATGCGTCCAGAAAATCTTGATCGAACAATTAAGATTTTCAAGGACTCAAACAACAAACAGGAGATTGAACAGCGCTTGATTGAAGAATATCGGAATTCAGAAATTCATATGGATTCGATTCAGGCAAAGACACTTGCAGAAATGCGCATGTATCATCTGAGTAAAGATGAATACAAAAAGTGTCTGGATCGTCAAGAAGAGCTCATCAAAGAGTTGGATATTGTTGACGATATTCTGAAGAACCCAAAAGGAATCGATAGCGTTATCATCTCCCAGCTCCGAGAAGGTATGAAGAAGTATGGAGTTCCTCGACGTTCCAATATCGTTCCTCAAGAGTTATCCTTTGATAATGAAATTGATGGGCATTGTATTCTTAACCTATCTTCGGATGGAAAGATTATTCGACAGGCGTGTTCAGATGTGGAAGACATTGAACCAGTGCCAACGGATTCTTCCGGATTTGCCGTTCAGGTTGGAAATGATGACTCATTCATCATTGTGGATGAGAATGGACTATTCTCATTCATTCGTGTCAAAGAATTACCGATCGATGAAGAAACATCGATCCATCGGTATCTGAAACAACCTCTTGGGAAGATCGTTGCGATGATTCCATTCTCATTTGAATCCAAACTATCATGTGTACTAATTTCGGAGCAAGGTATGATCAAGAAAGTTATGATCAATCAGATGACTCCATCGAAACGACCATGCATTGGTTTGGAGAATGGGGATAAACTCCTCGGGTCCATCATCGTAAAACCAAAATCCGTTAGGGATATCTTGGTGTATACAAAAGAAGGGATGGGGCAACGAATTGATCCAAACGATCTTCGGATTACATCAACTCTTTCCAAAGGATGGCTTGGATTCAAACTTCCAAAAGACGATAAAATTGTTGGATGCTATTCCATCAATCCGAAGGAGAATCAATATCTCTTCTACATGACGGCAAAGGGGAAAGGTCGATTGAACATTATTGACTATCTCCCTGCTCGGAACTCAAAACAGGAGAAGATGGTTCGACTCATCAATATCAACAATCGAGATGAATTGATTTCTATCATCGGTTGTAATCGGACGGATAAAGTTCAAGTCTTCTATCAGGATGGGAAGAGTGAAACCATTGAACTCGAACATCTGCGAGAAGAAACAATGAGTTCGGAACCAAAAAAGCTCACAGAGCGAGATGCTGTTTCAAATTCAATCGTCAAGGTAAAATTGCTCTAAGGAGGAATTGTGATGGAATGGATTGTCATCGGGATTGTTTCATTGGCAAGCTTTGGATTCAGCATGCTTGCAATGGACAAAGGCGTGGAGTATCGACAACCCCAGACAGAAATCTACCAAGAAGTCAATCAACCAAAATCGAAAGAGGACTTCCAAAAATTGGATCTTGTGCAGACAACCAATGAATTGGAAAGTAATCGATTTCGAAATTATTGGTATCGATTGAAGAATGCAAGTGAACGACCAAAACGATTTGTTGTTGAAAACGATGAAGGAGATCGGATTGAGTTCACTGTGAAGAAGAGTTATAAAATCTACATTGAAAATGATTGATTGTTATACGTGGGGAGAATTCTCCCCACGTATATATTCTACTTATGAAGGAGATATGAATGCATCTTCGAAAAATAAACATGAAACGTGCGCGAAATGCAATATGTAGGAGCAAGTATAACTATAAAAATATGTTATATTTGGAAATACGTAATCGGCGTAACGCTCTAATATGTCGTAAGGTTTCATGGTATATATCGCCCGATTATTTGATTGCGAGTTGAAAGGAGTTCATTATGAATGAGCGTCGGATCAATACCATAAAAGCTGCAATGATGATTCATAAATCAAAAAATCTGGATACAATGTTATTCTGTATGATGAATAGGAGTATGAATAAGATCATTCGAGCTGAAGTTCGTTATAAAGAAAAACCGGTAAAATTTTATCCCTTTCAGAATAGAATTATCAGTAGAATTTTGGATGGCTCATGTAAAAGTTTAATTGAACCAAGAGACGAGAAGTCAATTATCATTGAACGATCTCCTTGGAGGATATTCTAATGAATACGCGGAAGCAGATGAAATTGCGAACACTTCAATGGTATTGGGATCCATTCGTTCGCATCGATCTTATGAAACGAATCTATGAATATGAATGGAAGGTATCATATCAACAAATGAACAGACGTATTCGTGATATGAATATAAAAATTCTTCAAAAACTCTAGAGGAGGATAATAATGAATATTCGACTTCGAATGATGTGGAGGAGTATAAAACGCCATAGTTGTTCATCAGATGAGAGAATTCAGTCAATCATCGAGTTCGTTGATAAGTATGGAAACTGTGATATCCAGACAAAGAACCGTATGAAACAATATTTGCGTTTTAAGAAATTTGCAATGCAAATGGCACGTTCTTGTCCTATGATTTGTAATACAAAGAAGAAGAATTATCATACATTCGTGGAGGTAAAACTATGAATCTGAGAATCCGAATGATGATTCGTTCAGTCATGCAATGTAAACGTTTATGCGATCGTATGGATGGGATAATATCATTGTCTGAAAATTACACGTTTCCGGCAAGAAAAATACATCTTAGAGTTCGCTATAGAAATATGAGAAGTATTATGGAGTATAATAGGATGCATGTATTTATTACAGAGGAGGAGGAAATGTTATGCGATCGCATCGGTTCCATTCAAGATGGAAAGCAATGAAGTTGTATCCGAGAGGAACGAATCTAAGACGAGATACCCAATTGAAATTGATCATATCAGATATGTCTCTACGAGTAAAAGCGGATATATTATCACAATTCCATGAGGCGATCGATTCATATTGCAAAATGGTAATGCAATCAGTGATGAGTGTTGTGGTTGATACAACCAATTTATTGGAGGATCGACCATTGATAGCATTTCCATCAGCAGGAGGTGAAAAGAATGACATTTCAGAAGATGCTAGAGGATTTATCGAGTTCGCCGAGCAAGAGTATTCAGCTCTTGAACGTGAAGTCTTTCCTAGAAGATAAAGAATACAGAAAGATCATCAACTATTTCATTCATCATGATGCGATTACAAAAGAACCGCTGAATGATAATGAGTTGATGCAGCTGCAATCAATTGTGCAGATTCTACAGATTCTCTACAACTCAGATATTGGCTCCCCAATATCGGACGAGGATTATGATATTTTACAAGAAATGCTTGTGAATATGGGGATTCCTCGTTTGACTGGAACGGTTGAAATTAATGATGCCAATAAAGTGCACCACTCATTCACGATGTTGCGCGGAACTCTGGATAAGGTTTATCATCTAACGGAAGATGAGGAGCGGAAAAACAAATCCAGAAAATCATTGGATGAGTGGATTAAACGTACCGAATCTCTTTATAAGAGTAAGACGGGAAAATCTATCGATCTGAATGAATGTATGGTTGCATTACAGCCAAAGTTCGATGGGGTATCTGTCATTCTCGAAGTAAAGGGTGGAAAAGCATTGTGGCTAACACGCGGTAATACAAAAAATAATCTGGCATCAGATGTATCGCATATAATGCGCATCTTTAACGATGTCTTTGCAAAAGAAGATTGCGGAGTCAAATTCGAAGTGATGATTCCGGAAGAAAGTATGAGTAAAATCAATACCTTCTATCGGGAACATCCATATCAAAACTCTCGCCAAATTGTTATATCGACATTGAATTCGAACGAAGTTGATTTCAAGTCAGATTATTTGGTTCCAATTCCATTACGTTTCATATACCAAGATCAGAAAGTGGAGCATATTCATGATATGTTGGCGGTCAAGTTGTGTAAACTTTCGGATCGAGATGCAATCCGCGCATATGCATCAACGCATAGGTATTGGGAGAAGAATGGTCATCATTTTCGAACTGATGGTGTTGTCATTACGCTTGTTGATGAAGATCTCAAGGAGATTCTTGGACGGAGGAGTGATATCAATAACTTTGAGGTTGCATATAAATTCACAGAGGAGGTTGCTCAGACAAAAATTATTGCAGTCGAATTTGAAACATCTCCATTTGGATTCATTTCTCCCGTCGCAATATTTAATCCTGTGATGTTAAAGGGTAATATCGTTAAGAGAGCCGCTTTATCAAATCGGGATCGATTCGAAGAATTGGACCTGCACAAAGGGGATATTGTGAATATATCGTATGATATTATTCCTTATCTCACAAAACCAAAGCAGAATTCCAAAGGATACAAAATTGAGTTCATCAAAAAGTGTCCAAGCTGTGGAGAAAAATTGGATCTATCACAAACGATGGTTCAATGTAAGAATCCAGACTGCAAGTCCAGGGTTTTGGGGAGAATTCTGAACTATTGCGAACAGGTGAGGATTCAGAATATCGGACTTCAAATCATCAAACAGTTGCATGATAGTCTCCTGTTGGAGGATGGAATTCGTTCCCTCTATAAACTCCATAAGAAGAAAATATATTTATCGTCCCTGTATGGATTTGGAGTGATGCGAGCAAATAAAATCATTTCAGAGATTGAATCGAAGCGAAAACTGAGAGATGATATCTTCTTCGGTGCGCTCGGAATCACGGGTCTATCAACGAAAACATTTACGATGTTATTCAAGAAGATGGATTCGGATACATTCATTGAAATGATTAAGAATAAGCAGTGGAGAAAATTGAAACCGCTGATTGTTCAAACCGATGGTCTTGGAGAAATCAAAGCAAATTTATTGCTTGATTATTTTGGAGAAGAGAGAAATCGAAAGGAATTGTTGAAGCTACTCAAAGAAGTGACATTGATTCCGACCAACGGAAACGCAGCAAAAGGTATTGTTGTATTCTCCGGATTCCGTCCAGCAGAATTGATGGAGATGTTGGAAAAGAATGGATGGGAGATTTCCAACACATTAACAAAGAATACAAAGTATCTTGTCGTAAAAAATAAGAATGCATCTTCTGCAAAGATTGAGAAAGCCAAATCATATGGCACTCAGATTCTTTCCGAGGAAGAAGCATTTCAGTTAAGATGAGGAGAATATGATGATAAAGAATCCATTCTACGGAGAAGATATCATTGCTGTCCTGGATAACAGTGTATCGGGGGAGCTGATTGATGCTACGTTAATCAATCAGCCAATCAGTAATTGGTTTTCCAAACTGATTACCTCGGGAAAATACACAAAAGAAGGAAATGTAGAAACCGTTGATTTGATGAATACTGTAGGTAAAGTTTACATTCAATCATATCTCGGATGGACACATCTCCAATCCATGGAACGAGTGATCCATGAATCCCCCATTCGGTGGCAAACGGTTGGGGTCGGCTCGCGTTCCCATATGCGGTATTGTGAAGATACATATTTCTATGCATGGGATAAAGAACGGAAGATGGGGTTCCATGGAGACAGCAAGTATGATTCCAACTTATTCAAATCATCGGAATATACAGGAGAGGAGTATGGTCGCGTTCAATATGTAGACAGCGATACTGATGAAAATGGTTTTGCTATCTACAATTTTAAGACAGACTTTGCTATGACGGACACAAATGTGTCATATCATATCCTCACAAAGTATGGACAATTTTGCCTGAACAATATTATTGTTCCCTGCGGGTTTAGTGAGTGATTTTATCTCCTGAAGAATAAATAAAAAAGTTATATATTCTTCACGTAATGAGATAATAATTTTGCGCTCGCATCAAATAGGAGGGAATAGTCGTGGGCAAAAAGAAAAAGAAAATCGATATCCCAGACAATGTAAAACAGCTTGGAATGGCGAAAAAGAAATTCGCCAAGAAGAATGATCTCCCTTACAAGATGAAAGGGAAGGAATTCTCCAAGAAGGAAAAGAAAAATGCTGTAAAGGAGTTCAACAAGGAGTATGCTTCTGCACAGCTCGAAGCTCTCGATAAAGCGGTCAAGATTCTGGTTCAGTGCGGGATGCACGAATCGAAAAAGATTGATAAGCTCAAAGAGAGAGTAGATGAGGTCATCCGGAATCAGGAACTGATGGATGGGATGATTTCCGTCTATAAGAAGGAACCGAAGGAATACAAGTGGATTCTTCATCTTCCTGGGATGATTACGGCAACCATTCTGTATTACCAGAAGAAGGATCTTACGGATGCAGAAAAGAAGGAAGCAGAGCATCTCGACGTTGATATGCTAATGAAGTTCTGTGAGAAGATTCTTCGAAAGCCGATTCGGAAATACATGAAGCATGGGCTTTCGGCATCAGCGGCATTCCAGATGGCATGTGCGGTTCCAACACTGAATGTGTTCACATGGAAGACAAATTATTGGCATCGTAAGATGATCAATACCATGTTTGAAATTGCCGCAGAAGATGTGGTCGATGTACCTTCCTACCTTCAGGCAATTTTCAGTATGGATAAGAATGATAAGTTCAAGAAGAAGTGTTTCTTGGATGAATTCTGCCTTCAGTATCTACTCCGTAAGCAGACGAATAAGTCGGCAAAGTTTACGGATAATCAGAAGGAGCTGCAGGAGAATCTGAATGCATGGGTTCTTGTCCATCTGAATACCATTCAGAAAGATCGTTCAAGGGCGATCATTAAGGATTACATCAAAGCAAGGAAGCGTGCAGAAGAGAATAAGGTAGATGGTACCAGGGTAATTCCTCTCATCAATCACTCCAATGCAAATTCTGAATATACGAGACTTCGGGATGTACTCCTCGATATCATCAAATCGAATTCTCAGAACGAACTTTATCTCGGCTAATATAAGGAGGAAAATTAGCAATGTCGAAAAAAGGCGATAAGAAGAAACTTGACAAAACAACCCGCCATGTGCTTGAAGCATTCTCTGATGTGATCAAACAGGATGATAATGGCGAGTTTAAGTTGAAGGCGAAGGGACGTTCTAAGAAGCAGCTCAAGAAGCTGAAGCGTTCTTGTATGCATTGGCGCATTGTCAAGAATAAGATTGTTCCGATGGTTGAGGAATCAACTGAACATCCAGGATATTGGCACTGCAAAGGTTGCGGAGAGGACTTCCCGATTCGTCCACTTACTGATGACGAATATGCCGATCTGATTGAAAAGTTCCTTTCCATTGTCAACCAGATGTGCATCTTCTCCGTTCGTATGGGCGGAGATTCGGATGACACGAAGATGTTGATTGAGTTCAAGCATATGATTCCGAAGTTTGAGAAGATTGCGGAGAATATTCTCAAGCAGCTCAATAAGCGGGAACAGATGGAGAATCAATCTGAGAGTTATGGACGAGAAACTCCATTCGACGACTACAATACGTTTGGATATCGATAATCCACCTGAAAATCATTTCGTTAAGATAAAGGAGGGGAATATTCCCCTCC